GCGATCTTTTGATCTTGTTTTTCAAGATCAAGATCAGGATCAAAAGATCGTCCGAACGCGGCCCGAGCCTTCGGCAGCTCCTACAGTGAGTAATCCTTTCAAAGTGCCTCGATCGGAGTTCCAGCTGATGCCCGAAACCCCACCCAATCCGCCGATCACAGAATCGGTATCGCCCTACGAATCCCGCAACTCGAGAAAACTCCACGAAGCCGCCGAACGCGCCCTCGACCACTACCTCGCTGATGCCGAGCGCGAAAAATCCGCCCCCGAACGTGAGATAAATCGACCAGTATTCTTTTGCACCAGTTGCAACAGAATATCAAATTCCACTCTGGAACCATGAGGGCGCAACAGGGCGATGCTCGCTCAATGGAAACTGAGCACCTTGTGGCCAATCACGCAATTGCCGGCGGTATGACTGCAACTCGGTGTATTGCTCCGCTTTGATGGTGGTCGAGTCTCCCGCCTCGATTTCGTCACGGTGTCGAACAACCAGTGGATCGGTCAGCACCAGTTGCGAATCACGCCAAGCCCGTTCGACCGCCACCAATTCGTCAGCATCGAGCTGGGGGGGATCGATCAGCACCGGATGACCATCGGGCCGTGAAGACATTTTCTTAGGGCTGACCGACAACTCATCGAGCAGCGACTGCCAAACACTTTCCGACACCTCGACCACGTCCGCCGGCATGTCCGCGCCATGGATCTCTGGGCGATAAGCCCCACATGTGGACGGACTGAAAAATACGATTTTGCCCATGTTCAATTCCCCAAAGCTCGCCAAAAAACTTGCCACCCAACTGAAGCAGCGCCCGCCGCGTTCTGCACGCGAAGCCTGCAACCGGTCGGCGTATAGTTGGTATCCATCACCGCATGCATCAAGGCCGACGAGCCAAAGTGCATTGGCGTGATATTGCGCACCAAATTGGGAAACGGGATCGGGAATGTGACGTAAACATAGCCGTTCGCATCCGTCACACCTACGCCCCACTGCTCGATCGCCCCCGAGGGCAATCGGTAGTAACCACTACCAGCCCAAAAACTGCCGAACTCCGGCGCATATTTCAGAGAAGACATTCCGTCTTCAACCACCCACTGTCCGTTGCCTGCCGTGATTAAGATGGTAGACAGGGACTGAAGGGTTACAGAATTTAGGGAATTGACGGACATCGCGCTAATAACGTCTGTACCCTGCCGGGCAATATTGACCACGCCCGGCGTCGTGTTGAATAGAAAAAAATTGGTGCCGGTTGGCACCGAATTAACAGGCGGCAGGGTCAACGTCCCAGACGCTGCGAGAACGATGCGATGGCCAGCAGCCGCAGCACTCAGCGTCGCGGGCAACGCCCCGATATCCACGCGGCCGGCAAAATTCCCCTGCGCGCGCTGCACAAACTCAGTTGTAGCAAGCGTTTTATCGTTATCAAACTGAGGTGCGGTGGTTCCATCTGGAAGGTCGCCAGGGGCAAGTGACGCACCGCCAGTCACCAGCCCCTTCGCGTTGACAGTCACCTTCGTCCAAGTGCCGGCCGTCACGCCGCTGTTCGGCAAGGCCAGCGTTATCTCAAGGTCAGCACTTCCGTCAAAACTACCGCTTCCTGTAGCGGCCCCTTTGAAACTTAGAGCGCGAGGCGTCGCCAATTTGACCGCCTTGCCAATGGTAGTGACGCCGTCAACGATCTTGCCTAGTTGATCCTTGAGCCATTTCGTTCGGTTAGCCAACTGTTTAGCTTGCAGATTGTCGATACCTTCCGGTCCACCCAATACGGGGTCGGATGTTTCGAGCTGGTAGATGCCTTCCGGCCATTCATTAGCTTCGGGTAAATCGGCCATTAGCTGCTCCCATGGTTGTATTGGCCATCGCGTCTTGCAAAGCCGTTATGCCTGATTGCCACTGATTGATAGTCGAGCGACACCAGGCGGCAACGAGTCGGGGCGACGGAAAGTAGGAGACGGCGCAAAAGCGCAGCCTGGTCATTGGTGATGACGCGCTTGAGAAAGACTCGATAGAGGGGCCACGCGCTAGGATCTCCGTGGACATGGTTTCCATCCCTGATAATCGATCCGTCACGCACCTGGTTGTTAAGCCCTTCCTGAATCGTCACCTCGCCAAAACCAAGCAGGCGAATAACTTCACGGATCGCCCAAGGCGTACCTTTGAATCGATGCAGCTCGGCGGAGCTCTTAATCAGGTTGCGCTTGGCATCCTCGGACTCGGCCAACAACCAGGCGGCCTCATCAATAAGGGAGAACTGATCGGCCAGGACGGGCAGCAATTGCGGTTTCACCAGGTCGACCAGATAAACCAACATCGCGTTGATATCCAGGCTGTCAAACGTCTCTTTGAGCAGCTCGCAGAGCAACGCGAAACGCTCATCACCAACCAGGGCTGGCGGCAGCTGTTGCTCAGCCATACGCCACCCCTGCATCCTCAAGCAGGATCGAAGTGTTGTTTGCCCACTCGTTGCTCAGCAGTTCGCGCCAGGCGTTGGGCAACTCCAGTTCAGCGCGATAAACGCCATTCACCTGCAGCAGCGCGGTAATTTGCTCCTGGACAAGATCACGACCGAGTCCCGCACGACGCTCAGCCACATACGCCTCTGCGGCAGCTCTGGCCGTCTTCATCGCGTCGTCTCGATCTGCTGTGGCATAGAAGGTCAAGCGCGCCTTGATCTGATAGACCACTTCGGTGGGTGCAAGAGCATGTACGGTGTCGCATAACGGGCGTACTTTTTCACCTGAGACCTGGCTTTTGATCCGCTGCAGCAGATCGTCCGTTGGCAAGCTGGCCCGCCGGAATGGTCGCATCCTGGTCAGTCAGAAAGGTGACCTTCGCGTCTTGGGTGCTGATCCGAGTGCCGGCGCGAATCAGCAAAGGTTGCTGCAGGACGGCTGGCATGCTGAAGCGTATGGGGCAACGTGCTGGGGCAGCCAGTAGCCTGGGGGTTGCAACCAGTTCGCCCAGGTAATCCAAAATCGGAGCATCCGCAAAGCGCACCAGGAGTTGCTCGCCGGCATTCTGAATGGACATATCCGAGAGCGACTTGGCGTAGGCAATCAAGTCAATGAAAAGCCGCTCGACCTGGGCGGGATATAGGGTTTTCCCCGATTTGGACTCATAGCGGGCAATAAGAGCCGCTTCGGTGGCAGCAGGGTCGATGTCGACGAATACGGGTTTAGGTAGCTCGCGCATAGGGCACCTCGGTCAACTGGGCGACACCATCCGCAACACGCCACTGTACCTGCACCCGGATCTGTGCCCCTTCAATCAGCACCTGTACCTGCACGACTGAGATGCGGGTTTCCCAGCGACGTAGTGCGTCGACCGTTTCTCGCACCAGGTGCGGAGTCACGCGGTTTACAGGCCAATCGATATATAGATGTAGGTCACTGCCAAAGTCCGGTCGATGAGCGTCGGCGCCCTTGGGCGTGGTGAGGATGATACGAATGGACTGGTCGATATCGCGCAGGCCCTCGACGACCTCCCCGGACGTACCGAGGGCGGGCTGCCAGTGGGCGGCGGTGATGCTGGTATAAGGAGTGGGCGTCATCATGCGCACATAATGCGTTAGCCTGCTGATGCAGGCTTTTAATCGAGTTTAAAGAGAGTGGTATGAAACAGCGTTTCAGGCGCTAATATTGGTAATCGCAGAATGGATGATAGTGATGAACAAATTCGTACCTCCAGAATTCAACAAAGCTGCCTTTAACTGTCCTCATTGCCATGCCTTTGCCGGTATGACTTGGGAGATGTTGACTTTGGGCGGGTTCCGTTCGCCTATGGGCTTTATTTCCGCGCAATGCCAAAGCTGCAAAGAAAGAAGCATATGGCGCTCACGCGCGCTTGATAGAGACTTCTCCCTAACCCCTGAGAAGGTCCTTGAGGCAGACATGGTTTATCCACTGTCAGTGAGCGCAGTACCAGCCCACTCGCAAATGCCAGAGTTGATAAGGGATGACTTTGAGGAAGCTCGCCAGATTGCGTCAATCTCACCTCGTTCAGCTGCTGCCCTGCTAAGACTTTGTCTAGAAAAGCTCTGTCAGCACCTTACGGGCACAACCAACAAAATCGATACGCAGATTGCCGATCTTGTAGAGAAAGGACTACCTCGAAAGATCCAGCAAGCGTTGGACACCGTAAGGGTTGTTGGGAATGAGGCAGTTCATCCTGGAACCCTCGACCTTCGAGATGGCGAGAAATTCGTCTATCCACTATTTCAATTGATCAACCTCATTATTGAGGATCAGATCGCTAGCCCAAATGCGATCAATGACCTTTTTGACTTGCTTCCCGAGGAGAAGCGCAAAGGGATTGAACAGAGGGATGCGAAAAGAAAAGATGCGGGGAAAAAATAATTTAGTGCGAGTGGTTGCTGGAGTTGCCACCAACATCAATGATGGTACCTGTCGCATTGATGTTGCCATTTACCTGCAGGTTGCCATTTAAGGCGACCTGCGGGATATCCAAAGTCGCTGACGGTGCTTTCACCACTACCGGCTCGCCGGCTTCAACAGTGATATTCCGGCCACACTTCACAAGCAGAGCTCCCACGCAATCCAACGTCATCACCCCGGCCGCACGGTCGTAGGTGGAGATCGTACCGTCACTGAAGCGCACATAGTCTGTATTTTCATCAACCACAGGCGGTGGCTCGGCGGTCGAATAGACCCCGCCCAGATAAACACCACCCACACCGTCCGAATCCAGCAGCACAGCAACCTGTTCATTCAGCTCGGGCATCAGCGGCCGGCGCTGCGTGCCTTGGGTGTTACGTTGCGGCACATTAAGCCAATAGCTTTCAACCCCGTCGCGGTTATCCAGGCGCACCCGGATACGGCACGTCATGTGATCCACGGCGCTGACTTCGCCGTACTCCAGTTCAACAGCCATCAGGCCACCACCTCACGCTGAATGCCGTAAGTCGATAGCGCCAGGTCAGGCTTGGTGCTGTCCTGGGTCATCGAGATCGAGGGAGCAGAAATGCGGCAGACCGTTTTGTCCACGGTGTAACCACCGCTGCGGGTCATTCGGTGCTGCGCGGACATAATCAAATAGTTACCACCCAACATGCCTGCTGCAGCCAAGGTCACGATATTGCCGCTGACCAGGTTGGGACGCCCCATGGCGGTCCAACTGCCAGTAGTACGCTCGCGGTTGGCCTTGGCCAATTCGGCCTTGGCTTTTGCCTTGGACTCCTCGACCGAGGCACTACGTTTGCGGCTCTTCTTCGTGTCACCGCTGGTGGTGGCTTTGCTCACGCTACTGGGTACAGCGACCGTCTTGCCCTCGTTGTCGATCTTGTAAGCGATCAACTGCTTCTTCGCCGGCTCTTTGTGCTTGACCTCTACAGCCTGAGGCACACTCTTGATCGTGTCGCGCAACCTCACGCTAGCCAGATCCTGAAGCGCCTGAGTTGCTACCGGCGATCCTTTGGCCAGCTCACTGATAGCGTGGAAGACCATCCGAGTGCCGGTGACCTTGAATGCATAGTCGTATTCGCCGGCAAGGTTGCGCAGGAAGGTCAAGTCAGATTCTTGCTGGGTCAATCGGTCGAGTTTGATCGGCTCGATGCTGCCAATCAGCTGCAGGCCTTGACGGTCAGCCACCTGCTTGGCAATGGCGTCCAGCGTCGTGCTTTCGTATGCACGATGCTCGGTGGTACGCAATGACGCCTTGATGCCGGTGGCCAACGCATGAATGGTGATGGTCGACGGTGGGCAATTAAGCTCAACCTCGTCAATCTCAAATCGGCCCAGAGTGCGCAGCGATTCACCTTCCCACCCAATAGCCAGGGACAAGGTGTCACCGTGACCTGGATACCAGGCGTCACGCCATTTGCCCTCGGTGTCCTCCAGTTCGACCTCCAGACTGTCAGCCTCACCAGTGAGGAAGTCCGAATACGTCAGCGAAAGCAGGTGCTGGCTGACATTGCGAGTGATATTGCTCTGCTGGTAAGTCAATACAAAACGCGCTTCGGGCACCTGTTTGGGAATCATCGCATCCATGGTGGCAGATCCTCATTTGTCGCTACGGGATCAAGTAGCGGGATGGCCAAGGTCAACCCTGCGGGTAACGCGCTGGTGATAGGCACATGCATGTTCGCCTGAACGATCGGCGAATAACGATGTGCGTCTCCGTAGTACTTCCACGCCAGTTGATCCCAGCGCTCCCCTTCGGTGGTGACATGGGTAAGAAACATTAGGCTTTCCTCGTCAGAACCTGTGCCGCCAGCCCTGCAAGGCGGGTGCTGGCACCATTCATGGTGGTGAGCGCTTGGTCTAGCGACTCGCGGGACGAGGTAAAGCGGTCCACGATGTTGCCCAGGTCAACTGGATTGAGCGCGGATCGGGCCCCCATCACACTGCCTAGCACGTCCTCACCTAAACGCGACAGATCGGCACCATCTTTGAGCAGACCCGCCGCTGCCGTAAGCCCCTGCAACGGCTCAATGGCCCTTGCGGTGACGCCGAGCAACTGGGGAACCTGGCCGAGGATCATCGAGGCGTTACCGCTCTTGACCGTTTCATACAGATTCTGGCCGGCTTTCAGCATATTGCCGGCTGTTTTGGCGTGACCAATCACTGCCTGGACGGTGCTGGGGGATGGCATCAGTCGCGAGACAAGTCCAGGTGAACCTGCAGCAGCTGCAGGAGTGCCGCTCAACGCAGTATCGAGTAGACCCGGACGAGCAACCTTGCGCGCGAAAGCTCCGGTGTACTCCTTAAGGCTCAGTTGAACCGTAGCCGAGTTGATCTGGCCCGTAGCCGTTGCACGGCGGATGTTGTTTCCAATGTTGGCGATGACATATGCGCCCAGGTACTCGCCGGAGCCCATGACAAACGCCAAAGGTTCATGCTTGGTCTTGGCCAGGCGCAGTGCACGCAGTCTTTCGTCGGGATCGCCTAAAACAGGGTGAAGTTCTATGGTCAGGTTGCACTCATCAAGCCCTTCACCAACCCACTCAAGCAAGGGTTTGCCTTGTATGCGCGCATGCTCGGCCCAATCGGCCGAACTGCTTTGATCCATGCCGGTGATGCCGCCAGCAACGGTAAATTCGATATCGCCGAGAATGGCAAACATCAAGTCAGCCCTCCATCGGACGGGCCATAGCTTCTTCGGCGTTTGTCGTGCATGTAGCGATCCATCATTCGCACAAATTCAGCGTAACCAGCCTGCAGCCCCTGCTGAACCTGCTGTTGGGTTTCTGCGCCGCCAGGCACCGTAATTTGAGGAGCGAAGTGAAAGACGGGCTGACCACCAGCGCCTGATGAGCCAGTTGAGGACACTCCGCCACCACCACCCATCATGCTCGCCCGAGAGACATGAACCGGGTTCGGTGGGGCGAGATCGACGCCCGACTGCGCAGCCATGCCGAGTGCAGCCTGACGGACTAGGCCAGCCTGCGCACTGATGCCGATGGCCGCACCTTCGCTGATATTGGCCCCGTATCCTATGAATACGCGGCTCGGCGACTGGATGCCAAGCGTCTCTGTGAACCAGCCTTTTACTGAAGAACCGATGCCGATCACGCTGTCCTTCAGCGCGCCAGCCATGTTGGTAATGCCATTGACCAGGCCGGTCACGATCATCCCGCCGAACTCGGAAAACTTGCCGGGTAACTCAAAGCCGAAGTAGTTCATCACGGCAGCGAAGGCCCGGTAGAACAACCCCACCGGGGAGAAGTTGAGCAGCGTTTGCGCAATGCCGGAAATACCGCCGCTGAAACCTTCTTTGATCTCGGCCCACAAGCCGCTCACAAAGGCCTTGATCGGCCCCCAGTAGCGGTAGATCAGGAAGGCCGCGACCGCGATGCCGGTGATGGCCAGCCCGATTGGGTTCATCAGCAGCGCCCGGCCGATCCACAGCACGGCCTGCCCAACAAGGCGTAAGCCGGTGAGGAGTTGGCCGCCTAATGCCTTGCCCAACATCACGCCGCCACGCGCCAACCATACGGCGCCACGGCCGGCTGCGGTAAGCGCCGTGCGAAGATCGTTCAGGGCAGCCCGACCAAGCCAACTGGCTCCACGGGCGACAGCGGCGAGGCCCGAGCGCAGATCGTTCAGCACTGCACGGCCTAACCAAATGGCGGCTCGTCCTGCGGCGCGCATTCCTTGTGCGCCTTTGCTGAGGCCGTTGATCAGCGGGGCGAATTTTCCGCCGTGCCACGCGGCCTGTAGAAGCGTCCACTTGGACGACAACGCTGTCATGGCGGTTTTCATGGCCACGAATGGCGACAGCACAAGGTTGGCCCCATAGGCCACGCCGATAAATGCCATCTTGCCAACGAGCAAGCCGCCGACAAGTCCAACGACGCCCTTGATCAACTCGGGGTTTTCGCCCGCCCAAGTAGAGAACGAACGCATCAGCGGAACGACAGCGCGGCTAACGTCCACGATGGCCGGCAATAACGCGTTGCCAACTGAAATGCCGATGTCGGCAAGGTTGGTGCGCAGTTCCTTGAGCTGTTCTTTCGAGCTGCCCATGCGTTTTGCCCAGTCCTGATCGAGCACGCCTTTATCGGCCGCATCCTTGCTGCCTTCCTTGATGCCGCCGAGATCCTTCTGATTTGCCAGCGCCGGGCGCACGAAAGACAACACCTGCTGGTCGGCAAACAGCTCGCCGAGCTTGTAGGCCTCATCGAGCCGGCTGAGTGCCGTCTCGCGTTCTTTCTGATCCTTGATATCCAGCGCTTTGCTATAGGCGGCGGCAGCGGCCGGCCCCTTGGTGCCCAGATGTTTGGTCAGAATCTTGATCATGGCTTCGGCGGGAGAAAGCCCCTCGCTGACCAGGTTCTTCATGCTGCCTTTAAGATCAATGCCGGCCTTCTCAAACGCCTTGATCGTTTCGGGCGCGGTGAGTTTGGAAAGGAAGTTCTTGAAGTTGTTGGCCGCCTCGTCGTTGGTACCGGCGCCCCGGCGGGCGATCTGCAGGGAGGCGCCGATCTCGGCAACGGCACGCTCGCCAGTGATGCCCAGCGCGGCAAACTGTGGCGTCAGTTGGGGCAGCCATTTGGCCATGTCCGCAAGTTCGAACTGGCCGCTTTTGCCAGCGAATGCCAGCATGTTCATGGAGCGCTCAAGTCCGGCTGCGCCGATGCCGAGGTTGTCATTGAGCGCGATGGCCACCGACCCAAGATCGTCCATGCTTGCCCGCGTTGCGGTCGCCGTTTTGGCCATTACCGGGGCATATGCTTCCAGCTCCTTGACGTTGGAAATGCCGCCGGCAATCAACACGGCGGTGCCCTTGGCCACGTCGGACTGAGTCTGGTTCCACCTCAGCGCGGCCCCGCGCATGACATCGCTGATGCCTTTCTCCTGCGCATCATCGAAGCCGCCAGTGATGGCGATATCACGGGTCTGGTCTTGAAACTCGATAGCCGTGCGCATCGACTGCACAATGGGGGCGCCAAGCGCCGCGCCTGTACCGGCCACTTCCAGCGCCTGCCCGCGCAGCTCGCCGCGCTTGTTTTTGAGTGTTTCGCCACGCGCAATGCTCGCGGTAAGGCGGTCTTGCTTGACCTTCAGTTGGTCGATTGAGCGGCCCACCAGGTCATATTGCCGGCGTAGCCGTTCAACGCCCGTGCCGCCCTTTGCGAGGGCGGCGGAGAGTTCAGTGCCGATGAGTTTTTGCTTTGCGGTGAGGCCGTCAGTAGCGCGGCCGAGCTGCTGTACGGTCGATTTAGCCGAGCCGAAAGCGGCGCTGAGGCTGCCGGAAACGACGGCGCCGATCTTTAGTCCAACCAGTACTTCGTTAGCCATAAAGTTTGCTACGCTATGGGCATGTTTGAAAAAGCCGCTCTACGCACCGCCAATTTTCTGTATGCACTGGCCATCGGCGCCGGTGTGATTGGTCTCGCCTGGCTTTGCCTGGCGCACCTGCCGTTGTGGGCTGCGGTTGTCGTGTTCTGCATCGGCTTGCCATTGCTGGCTTCGGTAGCCGCCCCTGTCGCAGCGGGCGGCGCTTGGTTGGCGGGAGTGGTAGTTGCGCTGGTCGCGGTTATCGGCCGCTCGCTTTATCGGCGAGTTCGATCCGCCGGTTGATCTCACGCCTGCAGGTTTCCACCCAACGCCAATACTCCGCCATGTCCAGCCGCCTGATTTCAGACGGCTGGAGCCTCAGCACCAGCAGCAGCGCCTCGTCCCAAGATTCCAGCAAGGTTTCCTCCGCTAGCCATTTCCCGCAACACCTCGGTAGCTAACTTCGAATCGGCAATGTCGAACTCGCCGAGATCTTCCAGAGTGACACCCAGCATCTTTGCAATGAGCAGATCTTCCATCGCGCCTTCATCTTTCGTAACGGCTTGAGCGGCGCTGATGTCTTTGCGCTTCAGGCGCTTGATCGGCAGTTTTTTGATCGTGTTGCCGTCGCCGCTTTTGACGGGGAATTTGAGGGTGAAGCTGAGTTCGTCGGCCATCTATGATGCTCCAAAAGAGGTTGCTTTAAATGAGCCATGAGCATCTCACTGGGCCGAGGTGATGACTTTTAATCGACTTTAAAGAGAAGCCCCGCGCTTGGCGGGGCTTTGGAGCTTCTTTCTACCGGAGGCGACGAATCACCGGTTATCTGGATGAATTCGCGACCGCACAACTGCCTTGAACTGGTCGAGGGTTAGCTCGAAGGAGTAAGGTTCACGTTGTTTTTCCAGCTCTTCCAACATACGTCCATAAAGATCAGTAGTAGGCATATGCGAATTTTTGATCCTGCCCTTGAAGTGCGCCCATTTACCAAGATCCTCGGTGAGCACATGTGCGATTGAAAGCAGCTCGCTTTCATTGTTGCCGTCGAAGCCAGGGAATATTACGTCGCCCGCTGAGAGATCCAACTCAGCGCGTTCGGCCTCTGTGAGGTCTGCATATCTGAGTTCAAGGAGTTGCCATAGATCCAACACATCCATGACATATTTGACATTCGGTGGAGTTTCCTCGCGCAGGAACATGGTTGGATAAGCATGTGCCAGAGCCCATCCTTCCCCGGCGCAGATCATGCGCTGGATGAAGTCAGCATCAATAGAGTCCTTAATGTTGAGCGCTTTATGAATGTCAGTGAGAAGCGTAAAGAGCAGTTGATCTTTTCCAGAAAATTCCATCTTTTCATCCTTAAAATTACGCGGCATCAGATTGCCGCTACACATCCTATTTACGAAAGCACTCGACCACAACGGAAAAGCCTCAAACAAGGAGCGATTTCGGGTTAATGAGCCTTTGATTGAGCGATTTTGGTTACAGCTTTTGTGGTGAGATCCCAAAGAAAAACGCCGCTTTCCTATCCTAGAAAGCGGCGCGTTACAAAGGGAACGGCTATCGTTTTTCGTGTTTCGTTGTTCAAGCCTGGCCGATATTCTGACGGTACTTAGACAGCTGATCCTGCCCGCCAACCTTGAAGATGTTCGCCAGCCAATCCAGCAAGACGATTTCCTGTCCGTTCAGAACCTGACGCACATACGTGGCGGAGAACGGCGTTTCATACTTGGTAGGATCTCGCGGCTTATGGCCCCCGAGTTGATACTCCTTGCCGGTAATGGTCATCGTAGTGACCAGCGGCAGCTCCTCGACGAGGCCGGCGCTGTTAAACACTTGAACGTTGTTGCGGCACTGCAACTGGACGCTTTTGAATGGCGTCACAAGTTTGCTGGCCGCTTCGTAGTACAGGCTGTTCCAGACGAACTTGCCCTCCAGCTTATCGATGCCGTCCGGCAGCTCGATCAGGCCGACCATCCCAAGCCCCTGAAAGTCGCTGGTCACGGTTTTGATGGAGCCGAGGTCGACTTCTTCCAGCTTCCCGAAGAAGCTGGCGCCGTCGAGGTAAACGTTCGCGTTGGATATGCGGTGAGCGCTGAAGCCAGCCATTACTGTGCCCCCAGGTTGACCAGGTATTCCCCGGTGATTTCGGTTTCAAATGTGCCGCGTTCAAACGGCAGCGGAATGCCCAGCTTGTAGCTGAACAGCACATGGCCCAGTTCCAACTCGGTTTGCGGGTTGCGGGCCGGGTCGTACCAGCACTCGCCGCCGAGCAGTGCCTCGTCGCCGATCAACTTGCGAATCAGCAGATTCACGCTCTCGGTGATGCTGGTAATCAGCGAAGTCGTCACCGGCTGATCGACGAACTGAAGCGAGCTGTAGCGGATCGATTCGTCGATAACGTCCTTGGTACGCCGCACGTTTTCGAAGTTGCGCATGTGGGTCACGGTCGGCCAGGCCGCCGTCCGGTTGCCCCACAGGCGCAGCCCGGTGCCGAATGAGTTGAATACGGTGGTGATGCCGTTTTCGTTCAGCAGGTTGACGTCGCTCGATGCGTCATCAATCCGGGCGCTGAGCGGCCGCTCCAGGCCAATGACGCCGGTCAGCTCCTGATTGGAGCTGCTCCACCAGTAGCCCTTGTCGTTATCGATCTTGGCCCGCAAGCCGGCGGCGCGAATAGACAGTGGTTGCAGGCGGACGCCATCAGTCGGCGCGTCATAGACCTTTACGTGTGGGTAGCACAAACGCACCCGGTCGCTGCTGGTATTGAAGTTGATATCGCCGGCCGGCCCGCGCCCCGAAATGACCTGTTGAACCGTCGTTCCGATTGGGGCGTCGATGTAAGCCACGCCGCCGACTTGGGTTGCGGCCGCGATCAATTCAACGCTTACCGAGTTCAGGGTACTGTAGCCGGGCGCGATAAAAATCTTCCCGAAGTAGCCCAGCAAGTTGTAGCTGTCCTGGAAGGCCTTCAGGCCCGTGCGTTTGCCGGCGACAGTGACGCCGCCGATGATGTCGGCCGGCGTGACTTTGCTCGGATCGGCGTAGGCGTAATCGGCTTTGACCGGGCCGTTGACGGGGATGGTGCCGGTGGGCAAGCGCTTCGCCCGGCCGGTCAGCATGTCGACGGAGTAATCGGTGCCATTGACGTAGGTGTTCGTGCCCTCTGGAGATTTGAGGGTCAACGTCTGGAGCGCGCCGTGCTCTAGCTGCAGGAGGTCGTTGTCGTTGAATGAGCGCTCCTGTCCCGCAACGCTAGTGCGGTGAATCGCGGGGTCGAGGACGTTCACGACCAGCACCGTCCCGGAGCCGAAGTCGTAAATGCCTTCGAGCGCTTCCGGGATGCTAAAGCCGGCGAGGTGTGGGCCGAATTGAGCGCCGTCGATTTCGTTCAAAGACTGGATCAGTTGATTGACCGGCCCCGTAGGCGCGGTGCCGACCAGGGCGATCACGGCGGATTTGACCACCTTGATCGGACGCGGGCCGCGCTCGACTTCCAGCGTCTCGATACCGTGTAGATAGTTAGCGGCCATCGGGCGTTACTCCTTCTCGATTTTCTGAGGCGCGGGCGAAACCTTGGCGGCGGCCTTGGTTTCAGGCGCAAGCGGTTCCAGATGCTGAAGCTCCAGCAGCACTTGGGTGTATTCGTGATCGGCCGGCAACTTGACGAGTTTGCCCGGCGACAATTGCACCTCCAGCAGCTCACGCTGTTCGCCAACCCGCAGGGAGGCGGCGCTCTGAGGGCCTTTGTAGAGGTAACGGGTCAGGTTCATTGCATTTCCTCAAATCGCGGTTCGGTCAAAAGCGGCCCAGTCTCCGGGGCCATCAACTGCAGTTGGGTGGAGCGCGTGGCGAAGTCCTGCGCGTACTGCCAAACGCCGTTCATGTGGCCGATGAAGTGTTCGAAAACTGGACGGCACGCTTGGTCGCAGTGCGGGGCGCGCCACCCGGTGAGGCAGGTTCGGATGCGGTCGAGATACGAAACAACGCCGTCCTTGCCGTTGAGTTGGCGGAACACCAGCGTCAGCCGAAGCGTCATGCTTCGGGCCTGGAACACGGCATCCGTGCTTTCTGAGCCGGCAAAGGTGGATCTGCCGTAGGCCAGCAAAATCGCCCCGCGCGGGTGGTTCAGCCGGTACTGGAGCGGATTCTCGGGGAACAGCTCGACCATCAGCTCCTCGCTGAAGGCGCCCCGCAGACGTTCCAGCATCCCCTCCATCAATTGCTCGGTTTGGGTTTTGGCCGGCGCCTCGTTCATCAGTAGCGCTCCCATGTGTCAGCGTCGAACTGCTGCTTGCGTACCCGAACGCGAATCTCGCCCGGCTCCGACGCTGCGTGGCCCGTGGGCATGCCCAGCGTGACCACGCCGTCCCGTATGCTTTCCAGCAACTTGATGGTGTCCTTGCGGCTGTCCTTCACCGCGTCGGGTAACGCACCCTCGGGGCGGCGCTGGTACAGCCAATGCCGCGCCAGGTAAACCACCGCATCCCGCAGCACGGTCGGCACAGGATCGAGCGGCAGGTTGTAGCGGCCCCGAAGGTAACCATCCACCAGCTCTTCCGCCTGCCGCACGCCGTCCTCGATCACGTTCTCGTTGGGCGACATGGCGGCCGGGTCATCGTTGGAGAGCTGAATCAGCGTCATCTCCGGGATGGCGTTGCCGATATCGGCGCGGGTGCAGTAGCGCATGGGTTAGCCCGCCTTCAACTCGACCAGGGCTTCAGGGAACAGACACATGGCCAGCGGGTTAGCCTGGGCCTCCAGATACCAGCCTTTGCCCATCTTCCGTTCCTCAGCCTTGCTGTAGAACGGCTGGCCGATGGTGTTGACGGTTTCGTTGTAGTTCGCCGGGGCGTTGAACATGCGGAACACGCCACGGGCCACCGGGAACACTTGAGCAATGTCGGCCGGAATGAATCGCTGCCCGCTGACGGTCACGTCGTATTCGATGAACTCGATGCCGCCGAAGGTAAAGCCCGAGCGCACATCGCCGCCGAGGCGATCCTGCGCCTCCTGGTAATTGGCGAATGCGGCTTTAACCTTTTCATGGTCGACGAATGCGTCGAACCAATCCGGCCCGCAGAGTGAGCGGAAACCCGTAACCATCACGCCGCCGAGTTTGGATTCGGCGTGACGTTTGGCAACCATGCAGAGTTTGCGTACGTCGGTATCCTTGTTGCTCAGGGCAACCGGGATTTTCTTCTGAGATACTTCGAATTCTTTGAACAGGTCGAACAGCACATCGCCGTTCGCATCCAGCAGCTTGCCGCGCAATGCGCCAACACGTTGGAATTCGCGAGTGGCTTCGATGCTGTTTTTCAACTCCTGCAGGTTGTCATTGATCACCGTCGCCACAGGCGCGGTGGTGGACTCCTGGCCGAATGCGGCAACGCCCTGCAATTGGCTTGGCAGGATCGGCCGGTTGAGCGGCAAGTGCAGTGTTTCGAAAGTCCGGCGTTTACGGGTACCGCCTTTGATCGGCGCCGGGTCGTCGTTGCGCGAGGTATTGGGAACGAGGATCAGGCGTCCCTCGCGCTCGTCGATAACGACGCTGGTGCTGGTAACGCCTTTTTCGTCGAACAACCCCATCGCGCCGACTTTGCCGGGAACGGAGGGAAGCTTGTTCACGGCGGCGGTGAGGTTGGCGACGCTGAACATGTCTTGCAGATTCATGGACTACTCCAGATCAGAGGGCCGTGCGGGCAACGATGCCCAGGGCGTTGAGTTCGTCGAGGGCGGTGGCTTTTTGGGCTTCAGTAACGCCTTCGGGCCAAGCCAGTTCGGCGAGGTCGAGAACGGCCCCGCGAGAGATCACTACGCCCGGCTGGTCGCCGGTTGTGGCATCAACGGCTTCAATCAAAACCGCCGCCGATTTTTTGGCCGCTCCGGATCCGGCGAAGTCGACCACCTGGTACTTGCCGGACACTTTCGCCAGCACCTGGCCGAACGCGTAATGCACTCCGGCCAGCAGCGTGACTCTGTCCTTCGTCCAGCCGGGGAAGACTTCGACCAGCAGCAAATCGCCCGGATCTTTCGGTTGGTTAAACGTGGCCATGGGGGCCTCCTATCGTTTGTTGCGGGCTTCGGCGTCGGCCAGCAGAGGGTTGTTGGTTTCTGGAACGGTCTTGCCGGCGCGCTGCTTGGTGGCGATTTCGGCGAAGCTCACGCCGCCGGCCAGGTCAGCGAAGATCGCCTTCAAGCCGTCGACCAATGGCTCGCGGGCATCCTCTTCGCCGAACTCCAGCGGGGTTTCGCTGGAATCGGCGTAATCCAGCGCCGCAATCACGGCTGGGGCGTGTACCGGCTTCATGCCAGCGGCCACCAGTTTTTCGGCGAACGCGACGTTGGCCCCGTGGATGGCTTCTTGCGCGGCGGTACGGGCGGCCTTGTCACGCTTGGCGATGTCGGCTTTCAGGCGTTTGTTCTCTGCCTCAAGGGCGGCGGGGTCTTTGTCGGACATGCTGGTTACCTCGTTGGGTCGGGACGGTTCAGAGAAAGCGGGCTGAGAGCCCGGCTCAGGCTGTCGGGCGATTTCGGAGAGGCTGTCGATGGCCCACGACGGGGCCACTTGGTCGGCGGTTTCTTTGTCGAACTTGCCGATGAGCCATTCGCGGAACCGGCGCCACATATCTGAGTTGAGTTCGTGGCCGTAGTCGCCGAACTCGACGACGCCTTCCTCGCCGTCCGCCAGTTCGATGGGGCGCAGGCCTTTCACGGCCGGAGGCTGGGCGCCGAGGAAGCCGACGTGGCGCAGGTAGTACACACCCGGCACCGGGTTGTTGGCGGCATCGGGGTGATAGAACGAGGCGGAAATTTTCTTGAAGCGGCCCTTGTCCACCAGCTCTGCGAACGCTGGGTCTACCTGTTGGGGTTCGGCAATCAGGCCATTGGCAGTAGCGGTCAGCGACTTCACCCAGCCGGCCGCTGGGGCGTCGTGCTTGGGGTGCCCGATGACCATCGGGGCTTCGTGCAAGGCCGGGTCATACGCGCTCACAGTGGCGGCCAGATCGGACTCGCTGAAGTCAAAGCTGGCGCCGTTCATGGCGGTATGACTGCCGGGCTTGAAGATGTGCAGTGGTTTCATGGTTGTGCGCTGCGTGGGGGGGATGCGCACAGCCTGAGCCTATGGACGGCTCATGACTTTTAATCGAGTTTAAAGAGTATCGGCGCCTAGTCTTGGAGAGGCACATCAGCCAATGCGATGATTCGACCCAATGAACTTGCTTCGAATTTCGCGTAGAGGTTAGGTATGGATGATCAGGAAGCAATGGTGTGCTACGGGTGCGTGGATGACGACCATCTTCAGCAGCTCATCAGGAGCGAGGGGAGATCGACCGGTTGTTTCTATTGCGGAAAGAAAAGGAAAGCCATTTCGATAGGCCGCCTTTCCGACTTAGTTGCGGAGGTGATGTACGCTTTTTTCGAAAGTGCTCCCTATGGAGAACGAGGGGACGAACTTACTTTTCACGTGGCCGAGATATTGGGTTGTGGTGATTCCTGTGCACCGCTGGTAGGTGACGTGTGTGGTGAACTAGTTTCCTGTTCCCAATGGCAGATCATGCAAGGTGATGAGCCTAGATTTGATGAGTTTGGCCTTTACTCGCGGCTCCAATTCTGGCCGGTAGAGACTGAGCGAAAATGGAGAGATTTCAAAAGCGGCATCATGCACAAAAGCCGTTTTTTCAATCAAAGTGGCAAAGAGTTTCTTGAATGGCTTTTTGGGAGCATTGATTCGTTCCGGCGTGGTAGCACCTCGGACCTTAACGAAGACGGCGTGGTACGAACGATCAAGGCGGACGGGAATGTAGAGTTGTTTCGAGCCCGCGAGTGTTCGTTAGCGGAAGCTCAAGAAATTGCAAGAAACCCGGATGACCAACTCGGCGCCCCTCCAAAAGAGAAAGCTCGGGCGGGCCGAATGAACCCGGAAGGTGTTCCCGTTTTTTATGGTGCCTTTGAAAGAAAAACCTGCGTTGCAGAGCTTCGTCCTCCGGTAGGAGGTTTCGTCATTAGCGGGCAGTTCAAATTGACAAGGGATCTTCGCGTACTCGATTTCAAGCGTCTTGAGGATGCTTATGAACACGCTCCATTGAGCTTGTTCGATCCTGAGTACCGGCTAAAAATGGAACGTCGAAAATTTTTGACCACCTTTCACGGCAAAATCAAAAATCCTGTCTTGCCAAAGCACGAGCATGAATACCTGACGACTCAGGTCATTGCTGAGTACCTAAGTACGCAACATACGCCTCGAATCGACGGCGTGATATTTGAGTCTGCTCAAAATAGTGGCGGACTTAATATCGTTCTTTTCGCCCATGTCGTTTCAATGGATTCAGCGGGGCAAGTATTGCGGCCACCACATGATCTGAACAGGCCAACTCGCGGAATTGAATACGTTCCCATGACGCTTGTTCTTCACAAAATTAAGGCGGTCGAGTTTGACCGGGACGACCACCCGTACACTGGCGCTCCTAGCCATCTTTTTGGGGAATACTACCGTTCCGAGGATGATTGGGATTGGTAACCCAAAATGTCTACGGACAAGATAGCTGCGCGGCTTTATAAAGCGTTTACAACGTTCTTGATTGATGCGGTTGGATGAGGCACACCAAGATTGGTTCTTATGCCCGTCAGAGGGTCTTACAGGCGGGCCGCTTTATTTAGATGGTGTAAGGCCAAGTCAAGAATGGCTTCTTCTGCTTCGGGCTGAATAACGCCCTCGGCGTCCATCGGCAAGAACGGTCGACTCGGGATATCTCCCCACAGGTGCGGGAACTCCGATTTGTTCCCGCCGAAGTGCATCATCGCCGCGTAGGGTTTGTTGCTGCCGACGAGCGCTGAGCTGTCGGTTACGGCGCTGGTCACCGATGCCGCCAACCCCGCAGAACTGACCTGTAGAATCTGACCAGGCCAGTTGCCGCTCTTTTCCCGGCGCTCGGTGGTGACATCCGATAAATCAGCCCAGTCAGGGCGGCCTTCACTCTCAAAGTTTTCTTCGGTCTGACTCAGCAGCTCAGCGGCGGCGCTGCGCATCAATGGCGCGAGATCCCCCACTGCCCATTCGACTTTGCGCAATGCGTTCTGCAGGCGCTGGTGATCCAACTCAATGGTGAACATGGTGCGCCTCCTAAGCGGCCGCTTCTTTGCGTTTCAACGCCTCGGCTAGCCCAGTGCCTGGCGCGTGGTTGAAGCCCGGATCGGTGCGGAAGGTAATGGCCCGGCCTTCGGCATCGGTGGTTCGCAAACCTGTAACCGTGGCCGTTCTGATTTCGCCGGTACGCTTGTCCGTGCCGGTTTCGACGGTTTCGGTGAACGACCGGCCGGCGCTCGAAACGACTGTCAGGCCTCGACGTTTTACGGCCGCCTCGGTCAATGCAACCACGCGGCAACGGCAGTTGAACCCGTTGGGCGGGAAGATCGCCGACCAGATCGTGTCATCGTGGCGAAACACTTGGCCGTGCAGCGCCCGGTGACTTGGTCGGGTCTTGCCGTCGAGGATGGCTACGTACATCCAGTACGGGTGCGTCTCGGTAGTTTGTTCCATCTCCGCCTTGCGGCCGGCCATGTAGGCGCTTTGCAGGTTGGTCTGGTAGATCGTCTTGAGCCGGCGCGGGCTGCCCAGTTGCACCAGCTCGCCAACGCCTTCGCTATCGACAATGACCTGTTGCCCCCACCAGCCCTGAGATTCCAGTGTCGGCTGCATATTCGTGATGAACTGCTTGAGCGTCTGGCCGTCCTGTAGCGCGGTTTCCAGCGCCGCCCGAATGTCGGACAGCAGATCGAGGCGCATAGCCTTGGCGACGGTGAAGGCTTGGTCGTGCGCCTGGTCGAGCATGTCCTGCCAGTTCCAGGTAATCGCGTAGCCCTTGAATTTGAGGTAAGCAATTGCCTTCGCGGGTTCAAGGCCAAAAATGGCTTTGAGGTCGGTCGGGCTGAGGCGCTTGTCCGAGGCAGCCATGTCAATCCTCCCGGTCGGCGCTGACGCTCAGCCGGCCCCAGGTATCGGCGATGAACAACAGGTTCGTGAGCTGTTGCTGGAGTGTCTCCGCGTCCATCTGTGGGAACGCTTCGGCCAACAAGCCGAGCGCCTCCGAGTCATCGCGGGCGCGTTGCAAGGCTTCGATGAATGGGGCAACGGCCTGTTCTGCCTGTTGTTGCAGCGCTTCTGCGGGCAGGCTGTCGATAGCCTGGTCGATTGCAATCTGATCCAGCAGCGGCCGCAGGGGCGCCTCGGCGAACTCTGGCGAATCGATGGTGGCCGCCGCCGGTGCAAGATCGCCGTCCTGCAGGTTGTAGGTGCGCTTCCAATACGCATCGGTGAACTTCACGCCGGAATCCGTCAGCGCCTTGTCGCGCTGGGCAAGCGTCTTGTCGATTTCTTCCTGTTCCCACAACTCGTACAACGGCGCCGCCACATCGGAGCCGAAGTTGATGTCGACGACCAAACGAATGCACGCATTCAGTGAGGCCGCAACGATGCCGGCATCGCCGTCGCGAATGTCTTTGGTGACCTCGGCGCCGGCCGTAGCGCTGGCACGGTTGCTGTCTTTTTCGGTGGTCTGGTTTTGGCCGAGCATGGCGACGTTGATTTCGCTCCGGCAGTACTCCAGCAGTTCGCGGTAGACCTCGGCGCTGCCGGCCTTGCCGGCGGCTTCAATGATTTGCACGCTGGAATCGTCCGGGATCGCTGCCACAGCGTCTTGCACCATGGCCTCAAGGCTATCGAGCAGCAAATCAGTTTCGCTATCGGCGGCGCCGCGTGGATGTTTGCCAATGACCCACGGGCTGCCGTATTTCTCGGTGAACTGAACCCAGAACTTCAGGCCGCCTTTCATGAAGGTCGCCGGCCAAAAGCACATGCTCAGATCCGGGAAGCCGTAAGGGTTGGCGTAGGTCGCGTCCTGTCGGGCAACAATGAAGCGCTGCGGGTCGCAAAGCTCGCCGTCTTGGCCCGCTTCCTTGGAACGAAAGCGCAGTTCATTGTCCTTGTCGTAGAAGAACCATTCGGCCGGTTTGCCGAGCAAGTCTTCCGGTACCAGATTCATGCCCACCGGTTTCCACATCAGTTCAACCGGTTGATAGCCGAACAGCGACGCATCGAGCAGCTCGCGAATGATGCGGTCAAGGTCGAGATCGGTGAGCCAATCGCGAATAAAGCGTTCCACCTTGATCGGCGCATCGGCACGCTTGATGCCGCGCTCCAGAGACAGCACTGAAGCCTTTCGACGACGAACGTTGCCACCGACCAATGCCGAGCTGCGGAGGTCGCGGTAAACCGTGATGTCTTTGCCCTGCGCTTTGAGGATCGGGTCAGGGTTGGGCAGGTTGACGCCGCTGGAACCGCTTGTGCTGGAACGGCCACGGGTGGCGATATGTTGATCAAGCGTAGAGCTGCGCTTTGCATCGGCAAAGCTAACGAATTCGGTGGGGCTGACCCACAAGCCTTGCTTGTTCATGCGTACCCCTGAGTGATGCGTTTGCCCTGACGGGGCCGGCGTGATTTGACCGATACCGGGCCTGAGCTGACTTCAAGCGTGGCGAAGTTGGCCAGCGCGCCGGCCCCCGCGAAATCGCCGTGGCGGTAGAGATCCGGGTCTTTGAGGTCTTGTGAGCGGGCTTTAACTATCATCGGGATGCCGTCGACCATTTCAATGGAGCGCACGTCCTGGTGCAGCGAATCATCAAGCGGCAATGTGATTGCTCCGTCCTCGAACAACTGCACGAACTTGGGCATCCACGCGCCGTACCAGGAGCGGCTGATCTTCACCTGCTGGATGCGGTTGCGGCCGAACTCATCGGCCGTTTCTTCGGCCAATGTTTCGCCGCTGCCGGTGGCGTCCAGCGCGGCGCCGACGAAACGCGGCAGCCCGCGCAGGATGTAGAACAGAACCTGCTTTTGCTGCCGGGTTGGCACCTTGTGCATTTCCACTACAAACGGCACATCACGCAGCCGGGATTGATCGACAGACATCGGGCAGATAATGGAGAAGTCGCGGTGCCGGGCGTAGTCCATGCCCAAAAAGTGGCGCAGATCGGGGGCCAACGCGTGCTGCATCAGGGGCGTCAGGTAACGCTCAATCCAGTCATCGACGTAGGCCTCACGGCGGTAGACCGGCTGCAACGTAAAGTCATCGTCCAGCGCTAAGCGCAGAACTTCTCGGCCGGGGCGCATCGCTTCATCAATCCACACGCCGGGAATACATACGCCGTTGCCGTCGCGGGGGATGGCGTCCAGTTCTTCCCGCATCTGCGCCTTACGGGGGCCGTAGGCGTTACGGATTTTCTTGTACCAGGCTTCCTTGTCTTCCGCCGTGGCTTGCTTGCCGGCCATGAAGCACACGCGCTCAAACAATCCGTTGGCCACGGCGTCGTCAAAGGTCGCGCGGTAGACCTCGGCGCTGTCGCCGTAGCGCTTGTCCCGGATGTCGTTGACCATCTGGTTGAACGCGTTGCCCTTACCGTTGTGAGTGCTGATGATGACGATACGGCCACCCCAGATCAGGAGCGCCGTGGCGGCGTCGAGGACGGCGGAAACGTCGCGGTGGAATGCCGCCTCGTCGATGATGACTTTGCCCTGCAGGCCGCGAACGCCTGCCGGGTTACTGGACAGCGCAACGATCTTGAAGCCGGAGGCGTAGCGGATGCGGTAAGCGTTGATCTGCCGGGTGTTGCCGGCTTCGTCCTGGTCATCGAACAGGAACTCTTCAATTTCACTGACGCCGGATGCTTGAGCCTCAGCCATCACACGGCTGAACTTGGCGCAATAGCCGATGAACTCCAGGCCTTTCTCTTTCGTGTCGCCGATGTAGAAGCAGTCCATGCCGCCCGCAGATTTTTGCGAAGCGGCGGTAATGACGGAGTCCAGCGCCTCCGCAAAGGTGATGCCGGTGCGGCGGCCTTTTTCGCAAAGTTTGATCTGAGCTTGTATGCGCAGCCAGTCCACCTGGTGCGCCATCAGAATCCCTTCGGCGATTGGGTTGTAGCCTTCCGGGATCTGACGAACGCTTGGCGGAAGTTCGTCCCACTCGACGACACGCAGGGTGCTGGCCGAGGCTTTCATTGCTTCACGCCCAGGAACGTCTGACGCCAGAACATGGCCTGTTCTTCGGTCATGCCTTTGGCCTTCACGGCGCTATCCAGTTCGGCCGCTTGCTCGCGGAGCAGACGTTCGCGGGCGGCGCGCTCGATGGTCTGCCGTTCCTTCACGCTCATTGTCCGGGCCTCCATGGTGGCCTTGGCGGCTCGGGCAAGTGCGGAGACTTCGGCAATGGTGACCTCGTCCTTTTCATGGGCGCCCATGGCGGCCTGATAGGTCAGCGTCGAGATAGCTTCGACCAACAGCGCGCCGGTCTTGTCCGAAGAGTCCTCGCCGAACGCGCCCACAAACGCCTCGGCCATTTCACGCTGCTGGCGGGCCTTTTCGGTCAGTTCTTCGAACCCCACTTTGAAGCGGCCTAAAGCGCTGCGGCTCGGGGCTTTCTCGTTGGGGAAGCGCGCCCGGATATCGGCCAGCATGTCATCGAGCGTCATGCGGTCATCACGCAGTAACTTTTGGATGTACGCCTTGACCATCGGCGGCAGGCGGTTGATCGAGGATTTGCCCGCCATGGTCAGGCCCCCGGCCGTTTGATGCCTGGAACGCGGGCGCGGCCGGCGGCGATGTCTTGCCCGCGCTCGGTGAGGGTTGCCACCAGCACCGGGCCAACGTCGGAGATGCTGAGGGCGCCTTGCTCAGACAGCCATTGCAGTTCGGTCTTCACCTGATCACGGCTCGCGGTATGGCCGAAGTTATCGAGGGCCGTATTCAGCACCGAGCTGTTGGCGCGGTAGCCGGGCATTTCCACCAACAATCGCAAGATCACCAGTCGCATGTCTTGGCGCAGAAAGTCGGAATATGGGGTCATGTCTTTTCTCGCAGCAGGTAGTCATTGATCCGATCCAGCGAACGGGCTAAAGGGCCAAGCGCATCCTTGACCCCCGACAGTTCGGCGCGTACCGCCTTCATATCGCCCAGCAAGTCGGTCACGGCGGTTTGGTCAGGGAGATGCCGCACATGCTCCTCAAGCGCGACGATCCGGGTGCGCAGTTCCAGCAGTTCTTGGGCGCTCGCCGCTTGGCGTTTGGTGAGCCAGGTGTAGATGCCCAGTACCGTCAGGATCAGCCATTGCACGGTCTGGAAACCGAAGTTCATTTCATTCATGTTCATCGAAAGCCCCGCCGTGTTGAGTGTTTCAGCGCGTCGATACAATCGGCGCAGTGTTCCGTGCCTGGTTCGTTCTGGCGCCGATCCTCGGGGATCGCATCGCCGCAGGTTTCACAGCGGTAGGCCGAAACGCCTGAGCGGATAAACATCTCGCCTTGTCGTACGCGCCTCACTGCTTCTTCGCTGTCGTCTTCCGAAACGTCGCCTACAGCCATATGGCGTCAGTCCTTTTCTCGTAAATCGAGCAGCTCATTGAGCTGGGCGAGGTTGGTACGTGCCCACTCGCCGTAGTCCTGGGCGTGGGCAAGGATGTCTGCCGGAGTGACGCCGCTTTCCAGTAGTTCGGCGTCAGTGCCGGGGGCGGGCCGGGCCGCTTTTTCAGACGCGGAGTCAGCGGCGCCGGATCTTGGGGCGGGCACGCCAAGGGCGGTGTTGTAGTCGCGCAACCAGCCAGCAGTGAACACGCAATGAGGAACGGGCTTAGCCGCAGCGCCAGGCGCCGGAATGTATTGGGTCGTGACATGGGGAATCCGCTCCTGCAGTTGACGTTTTTCTTCGGCGAGTTGGTCGATAGTTGCGTACATCAACGCCTCGGCTTCGTTGACGCGTGCGACTTGCTGAAGCAACAACAGCCGGCTTTCATTCGCCGCTTTTGCGGCCTGTTCCGCTTGTTCGGTTTTGAGGTTCGCGAGGTCTGTGTCCCCCAACGCTTTCGCATAGCTGAAGGCGAAGCCAGCGGTAGCGGCGCCGCCCGCGAGTGCGCTCAACAGGCAGGCGAAGGCAATGGCGAGAATTCGGGCCGAGCGCGGCCAGACAATCTGATCAAGCGCGCCCATGGTGCTGTCTCCGGCGGTTGCGAGACTTCCGGGCGAGGCGTTTCGCGGCGGCGATGCCGGTCTTACCCCGGCGGCTAAAAGGGATGATTTGCGGGCCGCCCCACGTTCCGAGGGTTTGATAAGTGGCGGCCCAGGTATGGCCACATAACAAGCCGGCAAGTAGCGCGCCCAAGGCCCGGCCAAACAGGTTCAGCCTCATTTGAGCGCCTCCTGATCTGGGCCTTGCTTGATTAAGCGGGCAATGAACAGAACCAATGCCAAGCCGCTGTTCAAGGCCGCGTATGCTTTGGGCGAAAGCTGCTCCTGCCACATCGGCAACAGTTCCAGTTGCGCTAGACCGAAGAACGCAATCAGCAACCCGAGCTGGACGCTGTAGAGCTTGTAGCAGCGGCGCCAGTCGCAGATGAGCCTCATGCGGAGGCCCTCACGCTTTGGCCGTGAGTGGCGCCGCGCTCGATGCCGGCAAGGGACAACCCTTCAGCAATCAGGCTATCGCCGTACCAGCCCCCGCCGGGCAGTGGGCCGGGGCCGTTCTCATGGCGGATGATTGCCGGCACCAATAAGCGCATGACGTCAAAGTCGTAGACGTCCACGCCTTCAAAGTTCGGGGCGAGGCCCAGAGCGCGGGCCACCGTAAGAACGTAGGCCTCGGTGTTGTTTTCGGATGGCGGCGCCCAGCGTTCGATGATTTCGCGCACGGAATCAATTCGGCTTCCGTCTGCGGCTTGGCGCTTGTCCTGGTAGGTAATCAGTACGCGGGCGATGGCGCGGATACCCCAGCGCGGTCCGTTGAACTGAACGAAGTTGGAGTCGGTTTGAGTTGCCGCCATGCCCTGCCAACGCACGCCTTTAGCGTGGCGAATATTGCCGGGATTGAAGTTGCGGATGCCGCGAGGGTTTTCGGGTCGCATGGGCGCCTCCTGTAACGGCGCCGCTGTTTTCGGGCGCCAGAAATACACACGCCGCCATCATGGGCGGCGTGGTACAGGAGGGCTTTTAATCGAGTTTAAAGAGGTTTTGCTTAAGTCTTGGTTTTGTCTGCGACCTTCTTGAGCGAATGGGCACAGATATCGAAATACGGTGAGAAGAAACGTTGCAGAGGCCCAATCGGTACGTACTGATCCGCGTCACCGTCATCTGCGCGCAGCTGATCGTTGTGGCAAATACAGTTGAGCACATGCAATACAGGTGGCTCGTCCGCCTCGATGCTCAATCTATCAGCAGTGATAGATAGCAAAAGCGCTTCGGAGGCGGGTTGCAGCATGCGCCGCTCAAGCTCGACATACCTACGCATAAAGTCACTGTGGTCGCGAGCGCGGATCGCACTCCCCAGTACAAGATTTGCAGCCCCAAGAAGAGCAACGACGGCGGAAGTCCAGAGCGCCAGGACTTTTGTTTCCGGCCCCTGAAGTACTCCAACAAATGCCGTTGATCCAAGCACTAACGATGCGATATTGGAGAGGCGGTCGATACGGTCAAAAAAACCTCGCCTGCACTGATGATAACGGGAGGATCTGCGAATGCCGAAAAGCATGTTGTCCCAGCGGGTTTGAAGGTCAGCACTGGTTACCATCTCCGCCTCCACTGCTGCGACCGGGCTTTTTCGAGGGTGGAGAAACAGTATCCACTACGCCCGGGAAGCCTGGCTTATGGCGAATTTCACCGTTGCTTGATCGCTGCTTTCCATTGTCGTTGGTCACCTGATGCTTGTCTTTCCCTCCGGGTTCTTGGCCTTTATCGGTTTTATTCTTTGCCATTTTTGAACGCTCCCTAGCTTGATTATCTGGTGATTTACGTATTTTGTTTTTTTAGCAGTACACAACAACCGAAACTAGCGAGCTACAACTTGAACAGGCAGATCAACTCTAGCGCTTGGCCCTTCTAAACCGTAGCACACTGCTGATTTCTTTCAGATCTGCATCTAACTCAGAGATAGTCGTAGCGGCGGCTTGCCGTATCAAGTGCAACCACAGTGCGGAGCCAGTGAGCACAACGGTAAAACAACCAAAACCAACCCATTTGGCGGTGCTGATTTCGCCAATAAGGCCATCAATCTTGAGCATGTACCAACCCCAGACGCCAAACGCCATGCAGGCCAGCAAAAGCAGCAGTGCGGCCGGATTGATCCATTGCCTGAGGAACGCGCCGCGCCGCTCTCTCTTGTACTCGGCCATAACGCGTTTCAATTCATCATTGGACAGCTGATCCCATTTCGGGTGGTTGATGATGTTCTTGCCCGCAACCTGACCGATGCTGCCGTTAAAAATTTGATGTCCCATGAAAACCTCAGCTCCAGCCACGGCGGTGTTGAAAGATCTCGACGTAGTCGATGCATTCCCGATAGGTATAAACCAGCCGACCATACTTTCTTTGCTTGGGAAGGAAGAGAATGTACGGCACCAGAACCCCAAATAGCATGGTTGCCGGGATCACCAGATGGTGTGTAAATGCGATTCCAGAAAACAGCTCTATGAGGAATGTCACCGCGCCGAAGGTCATCCATCCAGTGAGCGGGTTGAAGAATATTCTTTTACGCGCATCTGCCAGACGCTCACGCAATTCAATCAGCAACTGAGCCACTTCTTCACGACTTTTATCAGCCAAACCGTCCATATCAAAGTTATTGATGATATTGCCGCCAGCCACTTGCCCGACTTCGCCATTGAATGACTGATTTCCCATGTTCACTCTCTTCGTTTGTTTGCCTGTAGCGATTCAGCAAAAGACGGGATAGTCCGTCGCCCAGAGGCCTCGTGTTAGTCAGCTTTTGCAGTGGGCTGGTTTAGGTTTCTCAACGAGTTCCTTAGTCTCGGAGTCAACCGTGAAGACCGTGAGGCACTCTCGGCCTCCGCCAAACTTTTTCTTAAGATCCGCATCACTTTCAGCGGCGGCCTTCGCTGCAATCACAGGGTCTGAGGACTGGAGACACTCATCTCGCTTTGCCTGAAACTCACTGAGGGCGTCCCTGATTGAACCAGGTCTCTGCTCAATGCCACCCTTGTAAGCCGCAAACAACTGAGCATTCCACCAAGTGCGGGAAAAATTACCTGCGATGCCGCAACTCCCAAGCGGCTCAAAGATTGTGGTGCCGAATTGGCTTTCCCCTGAAGCTACCAGCGCGGAAAAACGCTTACTGTGGGCAGTGATAGCGGCCGGATCTCCGCGTTTCAGGATGGCAACGCCATCAGTCATGGCTTTGCTCAGGGCGTTCATTTGTTGCGTGGCCTGCTTCAGTGACTCAGGGCTTGCATCCTTAAAAGGTTCCGCCTGCGCAACTGCGGCCACCAAAAACAACACACCAAAAACTCTTTTCATCAATCACGCTCCCTGCAGAAATGACTTTTCAACTTTCGATCTGAACAGAAAACCTGTTCAGAAAAAAATCCCACCGATCAACACGCCTAGACAAAACAGTACGGCTGCGTTTTGTTTGTGTACAACGAGGAACTCGCGAATCGAGACAACTCCTATCCCGACTACCGGCGCCGCTGGTGGCATTACAGGCTGGAAGCCCTGAACGAACTCTAAGGTTTGCTGGAGCTGCGGTTTCTGAAGGTTTTCTAGATGAGTGCGGCCGAAGTTCAACTCACAGAAATTGTTCATTTCGGTCTTTGCATCTTTCTCGGCTACGACCCGCAAGACCTTACCCACCAGTCGGCGTTTATCTGCCTTTTCTTGTAAGAATTCCAACCTTGCCTGCATCACGCTTCGTGCGTGAACGAACTGCTCTGAGGTGATTTCGCTAATCGAGGTCACCCCGAGCTGAGCGTGAACTCTACGCCAAACGTCACGTGGATCAGCCCCCAGCTCCTCGCACTTTGCGCGCAGCTCATGTAGCTCTTTACGCTGAGCAGACACTAAGCCTCGAACCTCTACCTTGTCATTGTTAACAAGACTGATGTTGACGCCGAAATTGGTGATGTCGCCCCCGGCCACTTGGCCCACGCCGCCATGAAAATCCTGCTTCATGGGTTACTCCTTTGTTTTCACATCCCCAACATTGAAGGTAACGCCTGACTTGTTGGTGATGTTGCCGGCCACCGACTGGCCCACCGACCCGTGAAACGTTTGGTTTACCTGAGCAGAACCTGCGGTCACGGCTGCTATAGCCGCAGCCTTCACTGCCAATGGCGCGGATCTGAATCGTTCAAGCAACTCAGTTTCGTCCGCGGTGAGCGAGCCGGCAGATCGCTCGCCAGTAACGATATACAGCGTATCCACGCCTATTTTCGCAAGTGCGGCCAAGTAGTCCGCGCCGGGAAAACGTTCGCCTTGCTCGTACTTCAATTGAGCAAGCTTCTTCACGCCCCCGACGGCTCCAATAGCTGACTGGCTATAGCCCAGCCGTTCGCGCTCTTCCCTGAGGCGTTCTCCGATATTCAAAAGCACACCTCTGCTATTGACAGGTATCTTTTTAGATACCATCATGATTGCCACATAACCCAATTATCTTTGCATCACAGGAGCCACCACCATGGCCACCCATGCCAAAGCCCTAACCGCCGACCAAGTGAAAGAAAACTTTCGTCAGGTCGGCAAAACCATTACCGAATGGGCTACCGAAAACGGCTACACCCGAAACGAGGTGTACCGCGTCCTCAATGGCCAAGCAAAAGCCAACTACGGCAAAGCGCATGAAATCGCCGTAAAGCTCGGCCTCAAACGATCAGTAGCGATGGCGGCGTGATGATTACCCTCCAGCGGAAATCCTGCGGATATCACGCGCTTCGGCCAACTGATCGCACAGCCAGGCAAGTGTTTTGGTTGCCTCTGCCTCAATCGGTTGACCCGGCCACTGAACAGGCTTTAACGCTCGGTCAATACGCCCCGGTGCTACAAGCCCGTCAACCTCAAGAATTGCAGCAAGGCGTAACCAACCCTGCGCCAGTGCGTTCACTTGTGCCTCTAGCCTTTCAATCCGGTCGGTCATTTCTCATGTCCAAGTTTGCGAATGTACCCGAAAACATTGCACCCGCAGTAATCCTTTTGCCTATGTGCAAAACGGATTTTTATTTGGAAGACGCCCTTGTAGGAACATTCCAATGAGCCGCCGCCGCTGGAAAAACCTACAGCCGACGTCCCTGCGCCACGCCCTTGAGCTATGTAAGGACTTCGCTAAGGAAATCCAAAACAAAAACGTGGATCGGATCGCCGATGAAATGGGCGTTGCGGATCACTGGTCGGTCTACAAATGGTTACAAACTGGCCGCATGCCGGCCAACCTGATTCGGCCCTACGAACGTGCTTGCGGCTGCGATTACGTCACCCGCTGGATTGCCGCCAGCGCCGGGCAGTTGACCATTGCTATCCCCACAGGCCGGAACTGCACCGCGCAGGACACGCAGGCCCTGCAGGAAGTACTAACCACGGCGGCGGGCAAGCTGTTGGCTTTCTACGCGAAGAACTGCGACGCCGATGAAACCTTGGCCGCGATACAAGCCGCGATGGAAGGCCTCGCTTGGCATCGGGGCAACGTCAGCCAAACCCAAACACCACAACTTGAACTGGAGGAGCGGCCATGACCCGCACCGCATCCAGCGCGGGCCGCGTGCTGCGCGTTCTAAAAGCATTGAAAGGCCACACGGTCACCGGACTCAGCAACGCCGAACTGGCTCAGATAGCCGGTGATAGCCCGAGCAACGTCACTCGGGCGATGCAGGTTCTGATCGAGGAAGGCCTTGCGGTGAAGCTCGACAACGGCCGCTTTGCCCACTCCATCGTGATGCTGCAGATCGCACAGGCACACGTCGAACACATGGCTGGCGTGAATCGCCGCATGAATGAAATCACTCAGCGGGTCGCCGCTGGCTCGCAGATCTAAGGAGAACCGCATGGCACGTACAAAAACTCAACCCGTAGACAGCCCGGAACTGCCTGTTCTGGACGGCGAAATGTTGACCGCGAATCAGAACGCAATGGCCTCCCTCCAGGCATCGCATAGCGATGAGCGTGACCTCGTTAATCAGCTACTCGGCCAAGCACAGATGGCCGAATCCTTTGCAAAATTTTCGCTGACGGTCAGCACTTCTAAACTCGCCTACGTCAAGGAAACCAAGCTTTATCGGGGTTTGAGCGGGAAGAAAACTGCTGACGGTCAGCAGTTCGCGGGCACTTGGGACGAGTTCTGCTCATTGCTTGGCCGTTCGCGCCAGCAGGTCGATGAAGACATTGCCAACCTTCGTACCCTCGGCGAAGCCGCGCTTGATTCGATGTCACGCATGGGCATCGGTTACCGCGAACTGCGCCAATACCGCCGCCTCCCGCCAGACGAGCAAGCCGCGCTGATTGAGATAGCCAAGGCCGGAGATAAGGAAGCATTTCTAGACCTTGCAGAAGAGGTCATTGCCAAACACGCCAAAGAAAAAGAGGCACTGACTCAGCGGCTTGATGACGTCAACGCCGACTACGAAGCCCAAGGCGAAGTCATGGCGAAGAAAGCCAAAGAGCTGGATAGCGCCAAGCAGGAGCTGGAGAAAAACCGCAAACGCATCCAAACCGCCACGCCGGACGATGTCATCAAAGATTTGCGCGCCGAGGTCGTAGACATCCAGTTTGAGATCGAGGCCAAGATCCTCGGCGAATTGCGTGACGGATTCGCTCAAATGGCCGAACACGGCGCCGCAAACGGGGCAGACCACAGGGGATATCAGGCAGATCTGATCCGGCAATTAGAGGTCACCCTCGCCACCGTCCGCAGCGAATTCAACCTCCCCGAACACGCCGAAGGCAGCGCCCCGGTGTGGATGACGGCGCCCGAGGCTTAAGCCATGAATCCGGTACAAGTCCAGCAGTTGGCCCAAATCGCCCAACGCGCCGAGAACGCCCCGCACGGCCAGCGTACCGCCGTTTACCAGGCGGGCGCGGCCGAGCTGGGTGTGTCCCTTCAAACCTTGCAGCGCAAGCTGAAGGAGATTCGTGTGGCAAAGCCCCGCAAGCGCCGCAACGACGCCGGGTGCAGCGCGCTGCCGATTGACGAAGCCCGGAAGATATCGGCTGTGTTGCTGGAGTCGATCCGCGCCAACAACAAACAGTTGTCCACCATCGAGCGGGCCGTGGAACGGCTACGCAGTAACAACATGATCGTGGCCGGCCGCGTGGATGAACAAACAGGCGTGTTCCGGCCGTTGACCAACGGCGCGATCAGCCGGGCACTACGTGCCTACAAATTACACCCCGAGCAGTTGTTGCACGACGCCCCGGCGGTGTCGCTGGCCAGCAAGCACCCAAACCACGTTTGGCAGGTGGACGCGTCGATCTCGACTCAGTTCTACCTGGCAGATGACGGGGCGCGGGTGATGAACAAGGCCGAGTTCTACGACGGCAAGCCCGGCAACCTGAAGAAGATCGAACGTCAGCGGCTGTGGCGCTATGTGATTACAGATCACACCAGCGGCACGTTGTACCTCGAGTACGTCCTCGGCGCCGAATCGGCAGAGAACCTGTGCAATGTCCTGATCAACGCAATGCAGAAGCGCGGCGAATCTGACCCATTCCACGGCGTGCCATGGATTCTGATGACCGACCCCGGCGCGGCCATGACCAGCGGTATTTTCCGTAACCTCTGCCGCGCCATGTCCATTGACCTGATCATCAACCAGGTCGGCAACGCTCGGGCGAAGGGCCAAGTTGAACAGGCTCACAACATCGTCGAACGGGAATTCGAAAGCGCGCTCAAGTTTCAGGCGGCGGAAAGCCTGGAGCAGATCAACGCGTGGGCCGGCCAGTGGATGCGGTACTTCAACGCAACTTCCGTCCATACCCGCACCCGGCGTACCCGGTACGGCGTCTGGCAGTTGATCCGGCAGGAACAACTGCGCCTTGCGCCAAGCGTTGAGATTTGTCGAGAGCTGGCCGTCAGCACGCCGGAATACCGCAAAGTCAGCAACCTGCTGCGTGTTTCGTTCCGTGGCGTTCAGTTCGATGTCAGCTCTGTGCCAGAGGTGATGGTAGGCGAAAAGCTGCTGATCACCCGCAACTGCTGGCGCGACAAAGACACGGCAATCGCCGTGTTGATCGGGGCCGATGGCCGCGAGAACTATCACGTCGTCGAGCGGATCGGGCTGGATGAGTTCGGCTTTGCTGAAACCTCCGCGACCATCGGCGAAACGTACAAGCGCCACGCCGAGACGCCGGCCCAGTTGTCTCGCAAAGTGCTGGAGCAAATCGCTACCGGCACCACCAATCAGGCGGACGCCGAAGCGGCCCGCAAAGCCAAGGCCGTTCCGTTCGGCGGCCTGATCGATCCGCACAAACACGTTAACGACACAGTGCTGCCGGCCTACATGCCACGGCGCGGCACCAGCCTCAACGTCAACGCCCCAACTGTCGAGCTTGTCCCACTCAGCCACGTCGAAGCCGCCAAGCTTCTGCGCCCGCGCCTGGGCAACCTCTGGACGGCGGAAACGTTTGGTTGGCTACAGCAGCGTTACCCGGAAGGAGTTCCCGAAGAGCAGCTCGACGCCGTAGAGGCTGAGCTGAAACGACCTGTCGAGGTCATGCGCAAACCGTTCAGCCTGGTGCTGGCAGCGGTTGGAGGTGAGTGATGTTGAAACTGAAGCATGTTTTGCAGGGGGTGGGCCGCCCTCAATCGGCCTTGGCCGAATCGCTGGGCCTCAGCGGCGCCACCGTCGCCCAGCTGCTGAACCACGGCCAATGGCCGCGCAGTCTGGACAGTGACGAATTACAGGGGCGCATTCGTGTGTTCCTGACCGAATCCGGCGCGAATGACGCTGATATCGCCAACGCATTTGAAGAAGTGGATCTGCCGTGCGCCAACACGGCAGATCCGGCCCTTAAGAAAGAGCCGTCCGGGGAGGACGAACCTATGTTACTGCCAAAACAGACCATTCAGCCAAATACCCGCAAAGCATTCAGCCTGTTCCGCGACCCGTTCGACGAGTTGCAGTGCGCTCAGGACATGTGGGTCAGCCCGGATATTCGCTATGTGCGGGAGGTGATGTACCAAACCGCTCGCCACGGCGGCTTCCTCGCGGTCGAGGGGGAATCGGGCGCGGGGAAAAGCACGCTTCGGCGCGACCTGGTGAACCGCATCGCCGAAAACAACGACCCGGTGATCATCATTGAACCCTACGTGCTGGCGTCTGAGGATAACGACACCAAAGGCAAATCCCTGAAAAGCACGCACATTGCCGAATCGATGATGGCCGCCGTTGCACCGCTGGCCAAACCTAAGAGCAGCCCTGAGGCGCGATTCGCTCAATTGCACAAAGCGTTGAAGGAATCCCACGCCGCCGGCTACCGCCACTGCCTGGTCATCGAAGAGGCCCACAGCCTGCCGATTCCCACGCTCAAGCACCTCAAGCGCATCCTTGAGCTGGAAGTCGGGTTCACCAAACTGGTCAGCATCATCATGATCGGCCAGCCGGAGCTGGGCGTGAAGTTGAGCGAACGAAACGCCGATGTGCGCGAGGTTGTTCAGCGCTGCGAGCGGGTCACCCTTACGCCGATTGAAACCTCCCGGCTGGAAGAGTTTCTGAAATTCCGCTTTGACCGGGCCGGCAAACCGCTCGCCGAAGTCATCGACGAAAGCGGCATTCAGGCAATCGCGGCGCGCCTGTCTCAGCCAAAGCGTAGCGGCGGCCGTGATGAAACGGTGTCGCTGCTGTACCCGCTGGCCATCGGCAACTTGATAATCGCGGCGATGAATCTCGCCGCCCAACTGGGTGTGCCAATCGTCACCGCTGACGTAGTGAAGGGGGTGTGAGATGGCCGCCCTACATCTCGTACCTTCGGCCCCGGCTCAGCCGCTGAGCATCCTCACCGAGGAATTCCCGAAAAAGCTGGCCACCTTCAATGATCTGACCCGCGACATGCGTGAGGCCGGAATTGTGATCAAGGCATTGGTGCTAGTGGACAACAAGATTTTTGTTGACCCCGATAGCCTTGAACTTCTGGCGCGGCGCTTTGGGCATGAGCTTCGCGGTATGCGTTGCAACGCCGAGGGGCGGCTTTCGCGCAATACGGCATCGATTCGGGGCGTCGGCGTTGTCTGGTTCACCTTGGTCAAGGAGCAGGACAAATGAGCCAGTCACTGAACGCCTCGATTGAGGCCTTGCAAGACGCTGTATGGACGGAATTGCCGACCATGTCCTGGGCAGATGCAATGAAGCACGTTTCAACGGTGCTTGAGCATGTGCACCGCCCATCCGCGCCGGCCGAGCATCTGTCGGCGGCCAGCGCCGCCATAGCTGAAAGCCGGTTTTACGATGCCGGCCGGCATCTTCGCCGCGCATTGATCGCTCTGGACATTCGTACCGGCGAACGCGTTGTGCGTCAGGCCGAGCTGCTGGACGCCTTCGACCAGGCGCACGCCGTGATGCCATTCCTGTGGCTGGAGATTGGCTACAACCGGATCAGTGATTGGCTGGTGACCGTGGCCGACAAATCAGGCGGCGTTGAGCGCGTGATCGTACAGGTCGGCGGCTTGGGCGCTGATGAAACTTGCCGGGTGGCTGCGCAACAGCTGCGCCAACTTCTTGAGGGTAAAACCAATGACCAGTAATGATGCTCTGCAAATACCGCCGGGCTACCGCGTCGACGCCCTCGGCCGCATGGTGCCCGAAGCATCGATCAAGCCTACGGATCTACTGCGCGACAAGGTGGTGATCGAAGCCGTTGACCAGGCCATGGCCATCAGCGCGATGTTGCTCAAGTTCAAAGCGCATGTTTTCGGTGAAATTGACGCGCTGCTGCAGATCAGCAAAGAGCAGTACGGCGTTGTGTCGCGTGGCACGAAGGGCAATCTGACCCTGATCAGCTTCGACGGGCGCTACAAGCTGATGCGCGCCAACCAGGATCAGATCGAATTCAACGAACACCTTCAGTCAGCCAAGGCGCTGCTTGATGAGTGCGCGCATGAATGGACGGCCAACTCCCACCCCGGCGTCAAAGTGTTGATCAATGACGCATTCCGGGCTGACCGCAACGGGGAGCTGCGTACCGCCCGAATCCTGTCGCTGCGCCGCCATGACATTGATGACCCACGCTGGAAAAAGGCGATGGAGGCCATCGGCGATGCGATCCAGGTCGCGGGCAGCCGCAGCTATATCCGCTTTTACAAGCGCGTTGGCGATACCGACCGTTACGAAGCCATCCCACTTGATTTGGCGGGGGTCTGACATGGACAACAACCGCACGCTGGAGAAGATCAAAAAGTGTCTGGAGATGGCGAAGTCCAAAACCAGCAACCCGCACGAGGCAGAAATCGCGCTGCGCCAAGCCCATAAATTGATGGAGTTGTACAACCTCGAAATGGGCGACGTACTTGCAAGCATGGCGGGGCAAGCCTCCGTTCTGGCGGGGTCTGAAGGCTCGCCGCCGGCTTGGCGGGTCAGACTTGCGCAGGTCTGCGGCCTCGCGTTCGGCACACGGTTGATCATAACCACCAGTGTTCTGGGCGCGGCTCGCTTTGTCTTCATCGGCTGCGCCGCAGCGCCTGAACTCACTGGATACGCTTACCAGGTATTGGAGCGGCAGCTACAGAAGGCACGGCGCGAATATCTGAAATCTCAGAAACGCTGCAAACGCGCCACGAAAGTCGCTCGCGGTGATGCCTTCGCAAATGCCTGGATCGATGCGGTGCATTCCAAAATTGAAGCCTTCGCGGGTGTCGAAGACAACATTGCTGACGCGGTTGAGGCCTACATGGCGAAGAACTACCCGGAACTCGAAAGCGTCGAATTGAAGCGCCGTAAGCTCAAGGCGCGTGATGAAGTCGCGGCCGACGCCGGCTACGCGGCAGGCAAGTCAGCGCAATTGCATCAGGCGGTAAACCATAGTCCCCGCGCTCGTTTGACGATGGGGGTCTGACATGATCACTACAAGCACAGGGAAACTCACTTCAGGCGTGTTGGAGTTCCAGTCGGTCTGTGATCAGTGTCAGCGGCCTCGCGTCGTGGGCAACCACATTAAATGCAGCAAGACCCGGCAGCGGATCCACGCGGCACGGAATGAGCGGCAAGATGGCACGCGGTCGCGGCCGGGAGGTGCCAAGTGAAAAAAGCGCCTGCCAACCCAGCCCGGCTGCCTTTGATCAAGCTGATCCATGTTGCTCGGCGCGAAATGCGGATGGATGACGACACCTTCCGCCTGATGTTGGCCAGCATGACAGGATTGGATGGCGCGACGTCCTCCGCTGACTTGAGCGTTCCAAACCTTCACCGGGTGTTGGAACAACTCAAGCAGCGCGGGTTTACGGTTCGTCCAAAAAAGGCGCAGCAACGCCCGAAGGCGGACGACGCCCAGTCGCGGAAAATCCGGTCACTATGGCTGACCTTGCACGGCCTCGGTGCGGTGCGCGATCCGTCCGAGGAAGCTCTGGCGAAGTTCGTTCTGAACATGACTGGCGTTAACGCGTTGCAGTGGCTCAAGGGTTCCCAGGCTAGTCGCGTCATCGAAAACCTGAAGCAATGGCAGCAGCGCATCGAACAGGCCCCGGCCGCCGTACAGGAGGGTGTATGACAGAGTTCAGAAGTAAAGGCCCGGAACTGCTGACCGATCTCACCGAACATATTGCGGTCGCGCTCGTTGAATTGGTATCGATGGAAGAAGCCGCCGCTCGTCATGTGGCGCAAGAGGTCTCTGACCGCATGGCGGCGCACTGGGGCGGTCAGAACCTGTATTTCCCGATGGGACTATCGGTCAAGTTGAGCCGCCGTGATCGCCAGATCTACGACGAATTCAATGGCACCAACCACAGCGAGCTGGCGCGCAAGTACGCCGTATCGCTTCAGTGGATTTACAAGATCGTCAAGGCAGTGCGAAAGGACGAGATAGCGCGCCGTCAAGTTGATATGTTTGCCCCGCTCACTGGCGACTGAGCGGGGCGTCTTCTTATTGCACTGGCTGCAACTGAATTACACAATCCATCCCAACCTGTGCCAGCCTATCCCGGATTGGCCCAGGTTTATCTCACGTTCCCCTTGGTATTTATCTCAGTCCTGAACACCTCGCACCCGCAAACATCATGGCAACCCCCTACACCCCCAGCAGCATGTTTATGGTCAACCCGCAAACCGATACTGAATCCCTGCTGGCCAACGCCTGCGAATCTCTGGCCTCGGCCACGGTGATGCTCGGTGATTTCGCCGGGACGCTGGAGGGGCCGAGTCGCAATACGGTGTTGGGTATCGCGCAAGTGGTGATGCTGGGAGAATTGGCGGTGAATCAGGCGCTGGATAATGTTGTGCCAAAGGAATAGGCACCAGCATTTGTGGCCTCATTGCGAGCAGGTTTTGCACGCGGCGGATAATGCGGAAATACAACGGGGGCGGATCATTTGATCCGCCCCTCCCTTAAGGCGCAAAAGTAGGTGACCTAAAAATCGTATTCATAAGTTCATTGTTTGTGAATAAGATTGCAGCTTGTGGAGTGTCCTGCAGGAAAATGCACTGATATTGCAGGAGGCGCCGCAGGCTTCAATTTTTTTTGAGTTTGATTATCTTTATTTGTCTGGGCTCTTTAGTGCTCTATTAAGAAATAGTCGTTAAGAACTGAATTTCCCGTAAAGGCAAGTGTGGTTGTTTTTATTTTGGCTTCAGTAGCGGAATGTAATTCCAGTCAGCCTCCCCTGTAGGTCGGAAAGGGGAAGTGTGCTTTTATCTATAATCTTGCCGAATTGATCATAATTAAATATTTTGTAGTCCGTCGGATTGCCTTGATTGTACAAATCGAACTTGCCAGTTTAATGGTGCGGTGAACTCGATGGTGTATGCGAGACTTTTGTCTGTTGAGATAAATAAGTGAAAGCCTGTAACGGTCAACACCTGTTAGATGAACTGGAGCTGCAGAAATCAACGCTCTCCCCAATAAAGTCTTGCTTGGCTATATCTCGCGGGGCTTAGTTCTCTTGGGAAGACGTACCGCCCAATAAATTCCTGCTTTAATACCTGCATATTGAAAACTCCAGCCATAGGAGCCATCTCATCAGCTCCCCCTGACAGGAAGCGGATGAGATGGGTTCACGTTGTCCGTATCAAATGAATGTGACGGTCTGTTCCCCTAGAAGCTCTTGTCGCGGGTTTGAGGGGGCGGAGTCGGTCGCATATATGTACATGGTGTAACGGCCGGGTTCTAAGAGTCGCGGGGGGATGGGGGCGGGATAAAAATCATTATGCAGTCGGTACCATTCATTTAATCTAGTGGCGCTAGCCAAAGAGTACCACTCGATGTTGTTGCGCTCGATTATGAGAGAGTGGTGTCTCCTGGGGCTAACTGCGTAGAATTGGCAACTCAAATAGTGATTTCTAAAAGATGCGATATTCAGCGTGCTTCCGTTTGGTATTGTTTCAAAACTACCAGGGGGCTGCGTGGTGGTTGTGACGCAAAATCGGACCGTCGTGGATGCGGTCACAGTCAACGTCCATTCTTCCGACTCCGTCCCGCTGCCATACAACGCTTTGGCTTTGAACACATGCTTAGTATGTGTTAACCCGGTCAGCTCAACCGTCCATTCACCTTTGTCATTGGCCCTGGCCTTTTTGCCAGTGGAGGTGGCACCGTCGTAAATCTCCACCTCAAGATACTTAGTTGCCGTGCCCGTAAATCGAACAGTGCGGTCAACAGTGTTGCCACCATTGCTGATTGGCTGCCCTTTGGAGTCATGCGCGGCAGTAATGGCTGGCCTCACGCCATTCAACACGGTCAA